CTAAAACAAAAACCCCCTACTGATTTCTCAGTAGAGGGTCGTTCATAGTATCTCTACTATTCGTTTGCAAGTTTCTGAAAATAATCCATAGTATCACTTTCATCATCTTGTGTTACAGACGGAGCTGCAACTGGAGTAGTATCAACTGATGGAGATGCTACAGGAGCAGATTCCATAATCTCAGCTGCACTTCCTACCTTAGTAGTTCCAGCAAGAACCATATCCAAACGAGTTTTCAACTCATCATATGACTTGAAGTTAGTAGAAGCAGTAAACTCTGATAGAGCATGTTCCTTCTTCCATACTGCTTCAATGTCATCGTCATTGTCAAACAATGCTGATGGTGCTTCAAACTCTGACTTGTCATAGTTCCAATAACCGTCTACCTTGCGAAGTTTTAACTTAAAGTTAGCACCTTGCCAGAAGTCAAAAGGATTTATAGCACTTTCATCTTCAAATGCAGGTTGCATGGTTTCCATAATCTTGTCAAAGATTTTCTTACCAAAGCGATAAAGAAATACATTACCTTCATTCTCAGGATTTGCACTGTCCTTGACAACGTAAATATTAGAGAAGTATTGCAACTTACGTTTTTGTCTACGAGCAATCTCTTTATCAGACTCTACACCAGAATTCCAATGTTCTGAGTTTAATTCTGATACAGGGTCATTCTGACCGAGTGTGGTAAGAGAGTTCTCAATATACCATTGACCAGTTGGGCCTTGAAATGCGTGATTCCAGACCTTTGCCCATGGCATATCTTCACCTTCGACCGCAGGAAGAAAACGAATAATAGCAAAACCATTACCAGTTTTATCCATTACAGGCTTCCAGATTCTTTCGTCTTTGTAAGACTTCTTCTCTTGTGGTGCGTTTTCCTCTTTGACTGCTCCAAGCAGTTTGTCTAAAGAATTAGACTTCTTGAGTGAACTTAACGACATATTTTTCTCCTTATGTTAATATATGTTTTCGTATGTTAATGTAGTATTATATACAGTTTTATAGGGAAAGTCAAGTATCTTCTTGAACAAACCTTATCCTATATATACTTTTGTCATCTTGTCTAAAATTGACAAGAGCATTCCAAGAAAGTCCAATCCGTTCTTTATCAAGATCATTTGGTATGTGACCATGATACAATTGAGATTGAAAGACAATCATAGAATCTTGTGTGCAAGGAAACGACAGCTTAGAAGCTGTGTTTGGGTTTCCCTGCTTGTAGTGTTCAGTAAGAGATATAAATGGCACACCGTCATACTTTGACCTGTGAAATTGAAGTGGTGGGTGTCCGTCCTCTGACCTTAAATAATATGTTCCACTAATGATTGAGTTAGAGTGATTGTGTATTCCTTGTTCACCACCCTTACCACTAATGTTTAACCAACTCTCTGAAAAGAAAAACTCCTCATACTCTAAACCAAGTTCGTTGTCTAGGTAATCTTTAGCTTGCATTTCAATCCATGTTGCAATGTCTTTCATTGCTGGGTTAAGCAATATATTTAAATATTTTTCCGTTCTTAGTTTTGTTGAACCTTTAAATGTTTCATATGAAAATTGATTTAGATCAATAGTCTCCATAAATGGTATTGGACTATTATACTGTTTTACAACCCCTGTTGGAAATATAGGAACTCCACTCATGTTATTTTTAATTCCTCACACAATTCATCTTTAGTAATATATATTATGTTTTTTAAATGGAATGCATCTGTTAACGTCTTACCTTCTTCTGTTGCACCAACCCAATAAAAAGTAGTATTAGAGAAATCAGTAAAAACTTGTTTTAATTGTTTACCCCAATTTACTGAACTAAATCCTTTTGCGTTTGCTGGAAGATAGTTGTCTGTACCCTTGTACATATTATTTAGTGGTTTCTCATATGTCGATAGATCATATCCAATCATATACACTTCATCTGATTTAATAGGAAATCTTCCTAATGTTTCGTGCATAGGTGGATCACATGCTAAATGTAGTGCCGCATTGCCCGCAGACCAACTACGCAAATAATCTCCAACAGGACAGATTCTTTCATTACCAGTAACGTAAGTAATCCAAACACCAGAGTCCTTTTCCATTTTCATACGAAGGTCTTCCATATCTAAATCTGGATTCATATGCATAGCTGTATCAATCTTTTCTTGCAAGGTAGCAGGGTCTTTACCTGAGATGACACACTTGTCAGTTTTATCTCCACTGTAATGAATAAAAGAATCAGGTATCTTATATCCCATGAACATTGTGTCTGCTACAAAGTCTGGAACAGTAGACCAGTTTGTAAACCAACATTTATTTTCAAGTGGATATTTAGATTTAACAATTTCCTGTTGTATTCCATAATCAACTGCAACAAGATTGTCTACTATACCATCACGATAAATTGCATTACAACCCCACGTTTTAACTTCGTCCAAACTAATATTGTTTTTGCTTGGGTCAAACCATGAACGTGATTCACCATTACCAATAACTAAAGATTTCATGTTCTTAAATGCTCCCAGCTGACAGGAAATAAATCCTTTGCAATTTCATCAATTTTATTTGCAACTAATTGTGTTTCAATTTGTGCATCTGGTTTACATCTTAAATTACAAACCCTTGCAAACGCATAGAGTGTTCCAGACCAATACCATTCTGTAAACATAGATTGAGGTAAAACCATTCTTGCTTGTTCTGGTGCAATGCCACCCTCAATTAGTATATCATAAGCATCAAGTGCTTTTGTGACAGCTTTTCTGTACAAAGAACTAACTCTAATATCTTCATCATCAGGATAAATATCTTTAATCCACTCTATAGTTCTTTCTTCATCAGAACCTTGTTTCTTATCTGTTGCAGCTGCACGCCACACATCTGGATAATAAATTGATGGGTCATCACTGACATATCGTCTAGACACTTCGTTCCACGTTAAACCAATTTGATGTTTGACTAATTGTCTTGCAACAAACACAGGAGCTTTGATTCTAAACTGCATTGATGCATGACCGAATGGACTCCAATGATTATGTTTTGCAAGATAACCTATAAGTCGTTCATCACCATAATTAAGAAGACCTTCAACTTGACCACCAGTAAATCCCCTATCCCATTCGGATTCCTTATCAAAAGATACACGAGCAGCATTAACAATAGTCAAGTCACTTCCCATGTGGTCTTTAAGTAATACTTCTATATCCAATTGTATATCCCCCAAATAGATGCACCAAGATAGAATAGCTCCATCAACATTCGTGGAGTATCTTTATCTAATCTTGCAAAGTTTGCCCAAAATGCACAGGCGACCACAGACAATGACCAACCTACCCACTGAGAAGCAACACTTCCTGATGCAAGAAACATTACAGCTAAAAGTGCGATTGTAAGTGCAAACCACCGCATCTTACTATTAGGCAATTTTCTATTTGGTGCAATTAGTGTTAATGTTAATACTTTAGTACCCATTATATATCCTTTAAAATTGGTGCCGATACAAGGAATCGAACCTCAAACTGATGCTTACAAGGCAACTGTTATACCGTTTAACTATACCGGCGACAAAAGTGGTGGAGTTAGAGGGAATCGAACCCACGACCTTCTGGATGCAAACCAGACGCTCTCCCAACTGAGCTATAACCCCACATGATTGTTTAACGTGATTCTCTTTTATTGTTAAACCTTGAGTTTGTATTGCGACCTTGTGGATTGAATCCTTTTGGCCATGATGGTTGTCGAGTTGCAAGTCTCTTGACTCTCTCTGACAATTCTGAATTGTTTTTAGTTAATTCAGCACAATCAAATTCCAACTCTTTAACTCGTATAACGAGTTTCTTATTTTCTGCTTCAACAACGTCAAGCATCCTTATTGCGTTCTGTTCCTGTTCGAATTCTTTTTCGCTCATTTCAGATACAACATTTCCTAAATCCATTTTAATTAGACTCCTCTATTAGATTTAATAACTGTATTCTATACTTATTCTTGTCCAAAGTCAAGAACCTTTTGTAATTATTCATCATATTTTTAATGTCTTGCCATATGTAATCCTCAGATAGTTTTTTGTTCCATGTTTTACTAAAATCAACCAACTCGTCAAGAATGATAAGAGTTTCTAATGATATTCTTTTTCCAAGATACTCTTTTAATAATATAGGGTGTTCGTTATCTTCAATGAAAAAAATAGGATTGAAGTTTTTAATAAAAGGCATAATCTCTAATGTGAATTGATCGTAAAAGTTAGCTCTTTTACTTTTCCACTCTTCATAGTTTTCATCATTAAAATTTGATACATAACCTTTACTGTCTTTAATAAAATTAGAGACAAAATAATTTTTTATGTTTTCTTCGGTTTTATATTTTCGTGAGATTTTGACAAAGAAATATCTATCCTTTCTCTTGTAGAAAGAATCTCGTTTGATACGAGTTTTGCCTTTGTAAGTAACAAAGTCATAATCAGTTTTACCAAAGTGTGCTTTCATTGCACAGTACATAAGATACACATCAATTGCTTCCATTAAAAACTTTCTATACTGGTAACTGAGCTCTTCTTGGCAGAAAATTTAAGTCACGAGCATTCGCTTCAATTTTTTCTTTTAGACCTTTGGAAACAAGAGAACCAACTGAGTCTGGTTCAATACCTTCTTTATCACAGTACCAAAGAATAGCATCCATATGAGTAATGTTCTTTTCTTTAGCAATAATTTCTATTGCGTTCGTAAATGTTTTCGATGTTGTGAAAACTGCCATAGTATATATTTTCCTGTAATCATTATAAAAAGTGGTAGGTTATTCTGTTGCTAAGAAACCTACCGAAACTCCGAGTAACTATGCGGCTAGCGCATAATCCTCAAGTGCAAAGTTATCATCATTTGCATTTAGCTGTTTTGACCTATAACGGAATCACCCGACAATTCTCCACTCACCTACATCTGCCTGTCGATCCTATTCAACCCCCCTAAGCACACTCACCGAATGTGTTTAGGTGGAGTTGGGGGGAATCGCACCCCCGTCCAGATCAGCTCTCAACTCGCATCAACAAATTGTACTTATATTTATATAGTATCATAATAACACTAAAAAGTCAAGTACTTAAATAATAAGTCCTGATGTCATTTTTGTGTACGCAGATTCAATCTCACTGTTTGATGGTGTCATTAAAATAATACCACCAGAATAAAAAGTTACACTTTCTGGATTTTCTTGGCCAGTCAGGCATACTCCACGAGCAAACCCCATTTGTTTATCTTCTGCATGAACAATCATTTTGGGGTCTTTTAGTGTTACATAGCTACTTGATTGACTTTGAAGTTTTCCAACAAATTCACCAGCTGGTGTTACTACTGATACAAGTGTGTTTATTTCGATCATATTGTTTTCCTAATATTTTGATTATTCCATTCTTCGACTGTTTCTACAAGAGTGTTAAGATAGTCGTGTTTTTGTTTGATGAATTCTTGAACAGTTCCATCTTCTGTTACCACTAAAATAACTACCTGAGAAATATCTACTCCTGTACGTTCTTTATACATTTCAGCATACGCAGAACCTTGAATGTAATAACTTTCATTATACTTATCAATTCGTTCTTTAGTTGATGTTTTAAAATCTATAATAGACGGCACACCTTTGTATTCTGCAATACAATCAACTCTGCCTGCTACTTTATACTTGTCACTATACAAACCAGCTTCTTGAGCATATATGTTGTCTATGTAAGCTAACGCATTATCTCGCAATTCGCTGAATAGACAATACGGTAAGAAATGTTTCTTGTGTTTTTCCCAATCCATAGGCGAATTAAATGCAACATTGTTTAGATAGTCCTCACACATATGATGAACTTTAGTACCACGATTTGCGGCTGTTCTTGATATGTGATTAGCAACATCGTTACCTACACGTTTACGCCATTGTGCTAGTCCTTTCTTATTACGAACTGATAGAACAGTTGTAATTGATGGGTATTTGTTACCCTCTGGTGTTTTGTATAGACGTATGCCGTCTGTATTTGTTGCGGTTATAGGTTGCAACTCCACTGGTTCATGATTATACATTATTATATTGCTCTCATTCTCTCCACTAATCTATTTGCTCGGTTGGTTACTTGTCGATACCATCTGCTGTCTACCATCTCGTCAGCAGCTGCGTTCCAATCTTTTGCGTCCACACCACGTTTCATTCCTTTAAATTTACTCAAACGAGTTCTACCCATATTGAACATCATGTTCGCAATTATCTGTTGAACTTCTTCTGGTAAATCGTAAAAATCTGGATATAAAGTAATGCAGTCTATCAATACTGATTCACAATCTAATTTAAAGACTTCGACAACTCTGGACTCACTGACGGTTGTGCCAACTGGACGACCGTATTCGGGATCGGTTTCCAATACCAAATGGCCCACGCCAAAAGTAGCGTAACCAAGATGATCATTATATATTTCATATTTGACTCCTTCGTCAATTTCTAACTGTCTTCTAAGAGACTCTAAATTCATTTTTCAAACCTTTTGTTAAATGCTTTACATTCAAAGATACACCAACCCCAAAGAGTTAATATTATTCCCATCATAACCCAAAAAAATGTTCCCATCACTCAGGCACTGAATCACAACATGTGCAGGGTTTGTCTTCTGTGCATTCGCATGGGTCACATTGACAAAGTGGATTGTTACAATTTATTTCTAACATAGGATATATTCCTTTCTTGTATGGTTTATTCTCAGTATACCATTTATATGGTTTACTCACTTCCAAAACCAAGTCTAATTTTATTAATGAGATAGCTCCGAACAAATCCTGACCGAACAATATCTCCAATAGTAAATTCTACACAATTAAATTCTTCCATCTCATCTAGTATTCTAAAGAAATCGTGTAGACCATTTCTTTCGTTTTGTTTTTGTAAATCTGACTGATCAAAATCACCACAGAATACAATCTTTGCATCTTGCCCAATCCTTGTTGTAATAGTATCAAGTTCATGGAAATTCATATTTTGACATTCATCTACTATAACAATTGCGTTATCCATTGTCAACCCCCTTAGAAAAGAAGTTGACAAAAAATGCAATGAACCTTGGCCCTTTAGTCTATCATATAAATTATTGAATGCTTGCTCGTTAGGCTGTTCAAATATAAACTGCACCATGTTTTGATATGGTATCTGATACAACGCAGACTTATCGTCCTCATCGCCGGGCAAAAAACCAATTTCTCTTGTTGGTATTAATGAACGAACCAATACAACTCTTTCATATGGAGTTTTTAAATCCATCACATCTTGTAGTGCAAGATATAATGCACAAAATGTTTTACCTGTACCAGCCGCACCATAAAGAAATTGATTTTGTCCTTTCTTCCAAGACTCAAAAACAACTTTT